CTGTACCTGTCGCCGGAAGTGTTGAAACCGTTGGACCTGTCACACCTGACACCCCCGCAGTGGGAGGAGCTGTTGAAGGCGCACCTCTACCTGTTGTGGCAGAGAGAGAACAGCCTGCTACACTAGCTGCCGTTGAACCCGCCGGCGTGCAGGTGGGCGGTATAGATGAAGCGATTGGTAACGGTGTCGGTGAGATTGCCGTAACTGAAGAGGGTAAGCCCGTACCGTTCAAGAACTTTGCCTTGAGCGTCGACGGCGATCGCGCCGAGGTGGGCATGGTTGAACGAGAGCGAGGCAAAACCCGCGCAGGTGTTGGCCGTGATGCGTATGTCGCCCTTGGGGAGGCCCTCGCGGGAAAGGGTGTGACCTTGCAGTCCAGTTCGACGTTGCAGGCACCGGGTAAAAAACTATGGGAAAGGTTGGCTCAGGAGGGCAAGGCTCGGCGGAACCCGCAGACCAAACGGTTTGAGTTTACTACAGGGGAACCTACCGTTAGCGTTGAACCCGCTGCCACGCCTGCACCGGAGGGCGAAACGTTTGCCAACAAAGTTCGCGCCGCTGCCGCACGCGGGACGCGAACCTCCGCGGATGTGCTTGTTGAAGACAACGAAATAGCTGCCCGCGCGGCCGCGTTGGCCGAGACGTCTCCGGCGCAACAAACCGTTGTTGAAGGTTCAATGGCAGGCGCCACTCCGGGCCTCGAAAGTGGGGCTGCCGGTCAAAACATTCCAGCTCCTATTGCGCCCGCGGCAACACCCCCTAGCGTCGATGGATCTGTCCAAAACGTCGTAAGCGGTCTCAACGCACAGCGCGAGAAGCTGATCGAAGACGACACCAAGGGCTTTGTTCAGGGCGAGATCGACACGTGGTATGACGAGAACACCTCTGCTGAAAAGAAGGACGCCCTAAACCGCTTCACTCTTACGGATGAGGTTGCGTCCCCTATCCCTGCTGCCGACATGCGATCTGTCCTAGCACTCCTGCAGTCTGCTCCAAAAACACGTGCCAAGGGAAAGATAACGCCCAGACAGGCAGCGTTCACCTACTTCAGCATGTCGCCAGACATAGACTACGTCTTGCGTTCCATTGCCTACGACCAAGCTCAGAACATGGAAACTGACGCCAACAACCGCGAGCCGTCGTTCCGCCGCGAAACCCAGTTTGAGGACTCTTCCGAAGCCGCACTTTACGATGGAACTGGTCGGGAACCGGCACTCCGCGCCGCGCGTTGGATACGTGATAATTTGTCAGAGCAGGCCCGTAACACCGTGGCCACGTACACCTTCAACGACTACCGCCCGATCGATTACGCCGCAGCTTCCGACGCTCGCGACATTACCCAAGCCCGTGAAAAGGCACTGAAGGCTGAGGTCGAAGAGATTATCACCAGCACATACGGGGACAGCACACCCGACGCTGACACTGCTGCAGACTTGGGCTTTGCCACTGAGGATCTCGGCGGCTTGGGCTTGGCGCATTACTCTGCCGGCACAACGTCTTGGTTGGGGAACTCTCATCCACGCGTCGAAGAGCGCATCCGCGCAGGTGACGTTCGCGGGGCTTTGGAAGGTTTGGCGATAACCGCACACAACCGCACCCACCGTAAGCTGGCCGCAAAACTGCTCGCCAAGATCGGCGACGTTCGCTCAGAGGTAGTGCCCGACGCAATGCTGCGCGAAATCATGGTCACTCTCGATCCTGAAGGTGTATCGCCGAACGACGAGACTGCCGGCGCCTACATTATACCTGCGTCAGAGAAAACCCTAGCCGCGTTGCGCCGAGAAGGTCGCGAAGATGCTGTAACGGTACTTGAGACTTATGGTGGGCAACTGCTGTTCAACGCGAACGCTTCGCTCTCCCCTGAGCTAATACTGCACGAGGCCACGCACGCAGTTACTGACGCTGTTCTTGACAACAAATCACACCCGTTAACGCGTCAACTGGAAAAGTTGCGTATCGAGCTTCTTAAGTTTCTGCCACCGGGCTCCTACGGCTTGGTCAATGTGCATGAGCTTTTGAGCGAAGGTATGGCCAACACACGGTTCCGTCGCGACTTGAGCTCGGCCAACGTCAACGGGGAGCCTTTTTCAGCTTGGGCAAAGTTCAAGAACATAATGGCGAACTGGCTGCGCGGACTTATCGGCCGAAGCCCTGTCAAGCCAGACTCTGCGAAAGATGCTGTCGACCGTGCGTTGGACGAGATCATTGCGATAAACCCCAACGAGATAAACAGCGGCGACATCATGGGGGCCTCTTTTACACGGAGACGTGGCAGCAACATTCTGGGCGACGCCATCCGCGCGGCGCGCGTGCCGACCAAGGCCGACCTAGCTGTGACCCGCAAGGTGCTGGGAAGCAAGGTTATACCGGTCAAGTGGAAGGGGGTTCTGATGAACCTCGCTATGCCGTTGGATTACGTTGCGGATGCTGCCAAAAAATATATCCCTGCCGCACGGCTTGTGCCTGAGCTGGTGGGTCAACACCAAGCGGAAATACAAAACCTCACGACGGAAGTGATTAAAAGCACTGATGCCACGGCAAAGGTGTTCGGCAAGTATGTGAAGGACCAACCTCTGATAACCAAGCTGAATGATCTGGCGTATTTTGCCACGCGTCAGCAGGTTGATCCACGTAAGCCCGCGAGCGCCTACAAGGGTTACTCGTTCCAGTACAATGTGCTGGACAAAGACGGGAACATCACGCGTCGCCAGCAGTCAAAGCGATACGGAACCGAAACAGAACGCAACAAGGCGCTGCAGTCTTACAACGCGGCTTTGTCTACCGCTGGCAAAAGAACCCGCCTCGCGATTGCGCGCAGAGCGTTTGACGAGGACCGTAAAGTAACCGCAGACTACGATTTTGTCCGTGAGGGTTATGACTCCCTCCCTCCCGATCTGAAGACGGAGTTCAGCCGCATGCTGGAGCTTCAACCGTACGTGGGCAAAGGTTATGTTGAGGCCATTCGGTCACGTATTGAAACAGCACTCCCGCGAGACAAGGCCCTGCAGGACAAGATATTTGGGGTGATTTACGACAAGATCCTGTCTGAGCAACTGCTTGACCCGTACCTCAACATGGCGCGTTCGGGCGAGTTTTGGCTGTCGTACGGCGGCATCGATCCGCTGTCTGTCACCTTTGATCCAGTGACCGGTCAGGCCGACATGGTAAACGTGCAAGTTGAGCAGTTTAAGCATTCGTTTGAGACTGAGGCGGAACGGGCCGACGCGATACGTGTTCTCCAAGCCCTCCCTGCCGAGCAGCGTGTGACCAACATTAACCCGTACCAGCAGGCATCATCGGGATTCACTAGCCAAGACGTTCCACTGGACTTCGTGGGCAAGGTGCTTGACGCCATCGATACGTCCGGTGCCCTTGTCGAACCCGACGACTCCGTTACAGGGCAACCCCTTAGTGAAAGCCAAAAGATCGCCAGCGATTTGCGCAAGCAGATGGTCAGCGATACACGCCAGCAGATAATCAATCTGATGTTGGACGCTTCTCCGGAGTCGTCGTTCATCAACTCGTTCAAGCGACGTCAGGGTATCCGTGGTTTCAAAGGCGACGCTACTCCAATCACTGCACCCAAAGCGTCTGGGGATGTGCTCAAGAACCTGCGATCCAGCGCAATGACAATCGCACGCAAAACGGCGGACCTGAAGTATGGTGCGGAGTTCGCAAGAGCGCGCGCGCTCATACGGCAGGAGAACGAAACGTTCCAAGGAACAAACCCGAACAGCCTGTCTCCCGAGATCTTGAGCAGGCAGCGCGCCGAGGCTGCGCAGTACACCGATACGTTGGTGAACTTCACTGAGGCACCGTTCAAAGTCCGATCGAAAGTTTCGCGCGGCTTCGGGGCGGGGACGTATATGTTGACGCTGGGCTTCAACGCGTCCACCGCCCTTGTGACGTTGTCGCAGATACCGCTCTTCGTGTACCCTGTGCTTGCCGGCTCATACAGCGATATGCGCGCTGTCGGTGCATTGGGCGCTGCCAACAGAATACTAGCGGCCGCCGGGCGGGAGCGTACCGTCAATCGCGTCGGGCCAGATGGTAAAGTGGAAACCGTGACGGAAAAGGTTCCGTTCTTTGAATACTCCACGGAGTACAACGACGCAGCGTATCTGGCGCCGCTGATCGAATTTGCCAAAGCCAACGGCGTATTTAACCGCTCTCTCATGCAGGATGAGTTGCTCGGCGAGCAGGCGAACCTGTGGGAAAAGGTGGCGGCCAGCACCGGTATCATGCAGCACCAAGCGGAACGCTACTCTCGTGAGACCGCACTGAACGCTGCATATATTCTTGAGATGCAGGATCTCACTGGCAGGCAGGACATGTCTGTCAAAGATTTTGTCAAAGGACTGGAAGACGGCGATATCACGTTCACGCAAGAGCAGGCGCGTGCCGCTGCTGAAACTGCGGTCAACGTGTCTGAGAAGTCAAACGGCCCGATCTACGCGGCCGCCGGTCCCATCGCCTCCATGGGCAACTTCACCTCTCTTGTTTACATGTTCAAACGCCACCCGATCTCGATGATGAACCTGATTGCGCAGACAACCAAACGCAGTGCAGGCGCTGACCCCGAGGATCGCCGCATTGCCCAACGTCAAATTGTGCGCATGTTTGGTGGCATGGCGGTTATGGCGGGTGCCATGGGCATGCCGCTCGCGCAGCAGTTTGGCTGGGCCTATGACCTGTTGTTCCAAGACGATGACGAGCCCGACTTCGAGACAATGCTACGCATGACCTTGGGTGAAGCGGGAACGTTCGGCCTTGTCGACTACCTGTCAGGACTTAAGGTGTCGGAACGTATCGGTTTGGGCGCGCCTATCTACCGCCCCGGCTTTGCATCGCAGAACTCCCCGCCCTTGTTCCAGATAGCCGAAGGTGTCGGCGGCCCTGTGCTCGGCATGGGTCTAAAGTATCTGTCTGAGCGTCCGTTCCAAGACCTCGCCGAAGGTGACGTTGGGCGCTTCTTTGAGGGTGTCGCGCCGTCGTCCATTGCCAACGCCTTGCGTGCCATGCGGTATTCCAGTGAGGGCGCCGCAACGCGCCGCGGGGACATTGTCGATGACGTCGGCCGGTTCAACATCGCAGCGCAAGCGTTCGGCTTCATGCCAACATCCTACGCGCAGAAGCTGGACATGAACTCGTTCGGCACAAATGTTAACAACGCGATCAACAGGGGCAAGAGCCGACTGCTCCAACGTCTGAACAGAGCTCGCAGTGAGGGTGATTTCGAGCAAATGCGCGACATTGAAGTGGACATTCAGGAGTTCAACGCCCGGAACCCGCGGAACCAAATCCTCCCAGAAACAAGGAGGCAGTCGTATCGGGCTTCCCTGCGGGTGACTGCCGAAACCACACACGGGCTTTACACCTCTCCTGCAAACCGCAGCAGGATACAGGGGATGTTGGATGCTTGGAGCCCTGCCACCATATCGCAATAAAAGAAAACCCCGCGCCGAAGCGCGGGGTCGTAGAGATCAGTGGAGAACCAACTCTAACTAAGTGACAGCCCGTTCTCTATATCATGTGTATCGCCAGATGCGAAGCCCCAAAATGTTGTTTTCCACTCTAACGTGAACTCTCAGGTTCCACCCGCGCCGTGCGAATATGGGGCGCACCTGCTTGTGGGCCTTTGCCACGTTTAGGCAGGGGATGAACACCGAGTCCTTGGGTAGCATCTTGTCCCAATCGATGATCATCCGAACCCCGTCGGGCCCGATATCGTCAAGTCGTAGAACCTCCATTCGGCGTCTCCGGTAAATCCAACGATGCGCAGTCAATAGAAAGCACGGTGGCAGCGGGCAAGTTCAACTTTGTGCCTTTGGACATCCTAATCTTCTGCTTGCGCGCGCCCATCTTTTCGCCAAGCTCGGATACCACAGAGTCGTAGTTCAGCCGCTGCTTTGTGCACCACACCTTAAAGGAGCGCATGGTAATGTAGAGAAACTTAACGTCTGTTTCGTAACGTGCGACAAGTTTCATCTTTGGCTGCATTTCCGGGACAACCAGACTGTCGAGCCCGTTGCCGTTTGCCAATCCGCGCAGATCGTCGGTGCTCTTGATCCAAAGAATGCTCCCGTAGTGCTCGTGCACAAAGTCGTTGATTATGGCTTCGACCGAGATCTTTGCCTCCACAGCGTCTGTCTTGTTTGCATTGATCAGCTGCACGACCCACTTAAACAACTTTGCCGGATCATACGTTAACAGCCCAGCCTCGCGCGCCAAGATCAACGCCGTGATTGTTACGGCACCCTGCACAGACCACATGCGGTTTTGCATGGTGAGACCGCAGGCAACATCCAGCTTACGTTGAACGCTTTCCAACAACTGTTTGGCGGTGTCTAAATCGCGCATCATGTGCTGCACAAACACCTCGGCCGCGTGCCCCGCGTTTTTACCCACACCCTTGGCGAACATGTCGGTCTCGCTCTTGTCGGTGAAGTTGTGAGGTTGCACGTGGTAACGCAGAAGACGCTGCTCTTCCGCTTCAGGCTTTGACTTGACCGCGTACACTTTGGCCAACATCGAATGGTTTGACGATGACGTGACGGTGGTATGCCAAGGCTTGCCGCGAAATCTTTCCTCGTTGCTGCCGGATGACATGCGGCCCTTCTGACGGCCGTCGGTTATGCCATATATCAGGTCGGACGTGTCCGCCGCCGGAAACTCGGTGAACTCATCAAACTGCAGGTTCACGTCCATCATTATTTCCATGCGGTTCAAGCGCATATTGAGCGTGTCTTTGGGCCCAACGATAAGTTCGCCGGGATCGCCGTACACGGTGCACGCAAACTTTTGTGTCGTTGATTTACCGTGTCCAGATCCGTCGCTGTAGAAGTCAAAGATCGCGGCGTGAACCGGCGTGAGACGCATCAGAGGTGCAGCCAACGCTTGGCACAAAAGAAATTGATACGGCTCAAGACCCTCGCGGTTGTAGAAATTGGCCTGATCAACCCACCCTTCGAGAGTGCCGACAGGTTTGAATGCAGGAAACAGGTACGCCGTCTTTGAGGACGGTGGGTTGTACCCAATGCTGTCCGCGAATATCTCGCGGCTGCCAATCACGTAGGAGGTGAAGTCGTCGTCGGTCCATCCGAATTGTGTGCGGGCGGTGTCTGCAACCGTGGTTGTCTGCAGTTCTTCGATCCATCTCTGTGTATAAGCCATAATAATATCCCACTTTTTGGCGCTTACAACGACGCCATGTTTCGACAGTATTTTGCGCAGTTCTTCTTTTGAAGTTGCTGCAACCAGCGGTAACAGAAACTCCCGAATTGTATCGTTTGGCAACTGCACCTTGCCCAGAACGCACTCGCCGATCTCAGAATCTAGCACGCGTTGCGTGTAATACAGATCGTTGGAGTAAACCTCTACATCTTCGGGGAGGCCATCTTCGTTGTCTTCTTCAACGTATATGCCACCGTTTTTGCCACGCTTAAACGGGAACGGGAAGCGAGGTATATCGCCACTTTCGTTTTTGTAGACGACCGTTGGTTCGCCGGTAACTTCGTCCTCGACTTCCCATGTGTCAGCTTCTGCCACCACCGCGCCCAATTGGATCGGAGACTTAATCTTTCCCCTAAACGGGCAATCCCCACAAACGCCGGGCCGGAGATCATCGAAAGTATCGCAGATGTATGGACCAACGATGACCTCTAATTTGGAGGCTGTGGTCTCTGCGTTATACTCAGGGTGCCCTCTCGAAATAACATGCGCGGCCTTCGCACCGTCGTTGCAAAACTTGGCGATCGACAGACCTGCACGCCACAGCGGCTCGTCCACTTTTTCTTGCTCTGTCATGATAAACGCAAGCTGCGCACAACCATTGCCGGCGCAGGATTTCTGCGCGATCTTCTTGAACGAGTTCTCCCTGTTGCGAAGCAGCTTCTGCATCACAGGGTCGTCTTCAATGCGCATCTTAACGTTCGCAAACAGCGACGGGGAAACCATTGCTGCCGGTGCTGGGGCGTCGGCATCCAGAAGATCCGAGAACCACGACAGGTCTTGCTTGACACCTTTGGCCACGCCTAGAACGTGAACCGGTGCACTCGTGTTGAATTTGTAGTTGTTTGATCCGGGTATGCGCAGCACGCGCGCAGCGTCCGCGGGCACCGCGTTATCGATCATCAACCCGTGCTCTGCGCATGCCCGCTTAAGAGCGATCGCCACAGGCCGCCACTCGGCAACTGCCATAGGTTCGGTCAGGGGCCAGTACACGTGCACGCCATAGCCGCTATGTACCATCAAAGGCTGCGGCATACCGACGGCTTTGCAGAACGTATTCAGAGCCGAGAGGGCCTCGCTGGCATCAGCATACGCCTTACCCTCGCCACAATCGAGATCGAGAAATAGGCTACCCATGAGCATAACGCTCGCAGCTTTGCGGTTGCCAGTGTCGTCGAATGCACCCAGCCCGAAGTAGACGTCGAAGCCGTCGTTGTCCAACTTTGAAGACGCGCTCAGCAGGCGCTCAACTGTGTTATGAAATGTCTGTCTTTTTGGTGAGCCGATCTTCGCAGCGAAGAGGCAATAGTTGCCCCCGTCCGCGAGCACCCGCTTAAGGAATTTTGAAGTCTCCATGATCCGCCACTTTTGTTATTGTGCGCAGCCCCAGACACGCTGGGGCTGCATTGTTGGATGGCAGATTAGTCGTCCCAGCTGTCGATGATGGACGCCAGCTTATCCGCTGTGTTTGAGTCAGGTGCCGCTGGCTTGGCCTTGCCGACTTTCTTGGGCTCCTCGATCTCTTCCTCCTCCTCTTCCTCAACCTCTTCCTTCTTGGGCTTCGGTTTTGGCTTCGGTTTTGGCTTCGGTTTCTCTTCTTCCTCCTCGACCTCTTCCTTCTCGACCTCTTCCTCGACCTTCTTGGCCGTTGGTTTTGGCTTCGGCTTATCTTCGACCGGCTTTTTCTCCTGTGAGCCCACGGTGAACTCAATAGCCCGCTGAGCTTCCTCGCTGTCGCGTGCCTCAAGAACCTCTGTCAACTCGTCTTCGTCCAGAGCGCGTGTGGCTTTGAAGTACAGCTTCGGTGTGGCAGACTCATCGTCGAACCGCATCTCGGTAACTACAGCAACTGCGGGAGTGTCGTGGCCCGACAGAAACTTCACGTAAGCCTGCAGTCCCATGTCGCTACCGTTGGCATCGCCGAACAGAGATGTTGCGGGCAGCTGCAGCTGATAAACCGTATCAAGCTCACCTTCCAACGAAATGGCCAGACGTTGTGCAAACCGGCACGCACGTGTCTCGCCTTGGCCCGAACCTTTGACATTCATCGGGCAGTCGCCGCAGCGCGCAGCCTGCCGGTTTTCTTCCAGAACTTCAGGTGCCGGTGCGCGCGTGTCCAAAGACCAGCACAGTGGTGGTGAGGTGTTGTTCTCATCAAACGACCCTGCATAGTAGGTGCGGGAAACGTCGGCAGCGTTGAGTATAACCATGTTCATAGTGTCAGACCGGCTTACGCTAACCTGCGCGCCGTCGACAAACTTGCGGAATTTGCCGCCCTTGATGCTGAGGCGTTTGCCAGCGGAACCGCCGCCAGCCATTTTCTTGTTCGAGTCCAAGAGGGACTTGAAGCGTTCACTGTTTACGAGGGCATTGCCCTTAAAGATTTCAAGATCGCTCACGCTGGTTCTCCTTTAGCGTCTGGGGTTTCGGCTTCGTCGCCGTCTGAAAAGTCAATTTCGCTCTGCACCGGATCTTCATCCATCGCAGGGCTGACAGGTTCGTCTTCTTTCACACCTATAGTCAAGATGTGGGCTTCGATCTTTTCGATGTCGTAGCGAAACACACGACCAAAGCGGCCGTACGTTCCAATCGGGATCTCGCCAGTCTTCATCATTGCCATGATCGTTGCGTTTGAAACGCTAAAGTGCGCAGCAGTCTCGGCAGTGGTGGAGTATTTGGAAGTGGTCATGATTTCCTCACGGTAATTGTGTACTCCGAGGTTGTATTGATGCCCGGTGGTACGGTTTCAGGGTTATCCTCAAGGAACGACTTGACCACTGTTTGGTTCAGGCGCTTCTCAAGAAACTCGGGCAAGTTGTTCTCCACAACAAACTTGCCCATCGACTCCCAATCGCTTGTCCAGTACCGCGTTTTCATGCTGCGGTACACTAGGCCGGACGCTGTGCGAACACTTTCAACTTCGTGCTCTTTGCAGTAGTCAAGCAAAGCGGCCTTAATTTGATCCATCTGCGCCGTGAGCTTGCTCTCTTCTTCTTTGAACTCGGCGGCGAGTTTGGCTTTTGCATCGCGCATCTTAATAAAGATACGTGTCAGTTTCTCAATCGGGGTGTCTGGCGCTGTCATGTCATTCTCCTTTGACGCTGTCTTGTACACTGTTATATTCTCACGCTCGTATAGTCAAGCTAGATGTTGTAAAGATCAATTACTTGCCTGTGAAGGTCCATCTTGCCATCCAATAGCGTGTAGACCCGTTGCTCCACAGGTGATCCCACTAGCTGCACGATTGTGCATTTGTTCATCTGCCCTTTGCGGTGGATGCGGGCGTTGGCTTGCTCGTATATCTCAAGCGATGCCGTTGGGCCCCACCAAACGATCGTATCGGCGGCCGTCAGAGTCAGACCATGGGCAGCAGCTTGAGGCTGAACCACCAACACGCGTGGGTCGTCTTCGTTCTGGAACGCGCGGAATATGTCGGTGCGGTCGCTTGCGCTGACTGATCCACTGATAACTTCGCAGGTGATTTTGTCGGCTGTTAGCTTTTCGGCCAGTAGGGCAATGGCGCTGCGGAACGGGACAAACACGATCACCTTGTTCGGCGTCTCGGCCAGAACCTCCGTCAACACCTTGTAGCGCGTGCTGATATCGAACTGCAGATTGTTATCATCGTCGGTGATGACGGACCCCGAGCTTATCTGCAGGAGCTTTGTCATGACGCCCGCCGCGTTACCTGCAGTGACGTTCTCGCCCGCAGCTTCGAGCAGCAGATCCTTGCGCATCTTTCCGTAGAACTTCTTTTGCTGAGGCGTCATCTCAACCGTACGAGACACGTAGACCATATCGGGCAGGTCTAGGCATTCTTCTTTGGTGTGGCGTATGGCCGGCTGCAGCACGCGGTGCACAGTTTCGGCAGCGTTCTCTTTCGGCGCCCATTTGAACTGCGTGATTTTGCGCATCACCATGTCTCGGTACGAACCAAAGTAGCGCGGCACGCCATCGGGGTTCACCAGCTTTGCCAAACCGTACGCTTTGTCCGGCCCTTGGGCTGCAGGGGTGCCCGTCATGAGCCAGAGCCATACATCGGGTCCCGCGATCTTGTTCAGAGCCTTCCAGCGAGCTGTTTGGGCGTTTTGCAGTGCGCTCGCCTCATCGACAATGATCAGATCGAAGCCGCCGTTGGCGATGTCGTCTGCCATAATCTTCACGCCGTCGTAGTTGATCACCACGAACTCTGCGTCGCTGTTGATAATCTTGCGCCGCTTGACAGCTGTGCCGTAGGCCACGTCCACTCTGCGGTGCATTGCAAAGGTGAACATATCGTTGCGCCAAGCCGCGTCCATGATCGACACCGGACAAACAACCAGCACTCGTCGAACCAGTTTCTGCGTCATAAGAAAGTCGGCTGCCCATATCGCACTGGCCGTCTTGCCAACGCCGGGACTGCTGAAGCAGAACGCCCGCTTGTTCATGGTGAAGAACGCGGCTGTCTCGCGCTGATGTTCCATCGGCTTAAACTTGCCGGGCCACTTGTAGCGCCCTTCGATCGGCGACGG